CACCTGCGGCATTACCGACATCACCAATTGCGCCGGCGACGCCACCCTTGCCGTCTGTGCCCGCAAGGGCCTCGGTGAAGCCCTTGACCTTTTGCACGGTTCCGTCTGCGGTGATGTATTCTGTGAACTTGTAGGCCGGTTCAACATACGAAGCAGTCAGCGGCCCGCCGCCCTGAATGTCTGGCTTATTGCTATAACTTCCTATCTCGGTATTTATCGCCTTGAGCAGATCGACCACCGGCGGCAATACATTAGTTCCAAGATTGATCATCTCGGCGCTGAAATTATTCTTGATCATCTGCCACTGCGCGTCTATATTGTCGGTTGCTTCTTTGGCTCTATCTCTGACCTCGCCCTCTGATGTTGCGATGGTTGTAAGATGACCACTAAAAGTGCCAACATTGGCAAGCAGCGTATCAAATAGCGGGCCGGTCATTCGGTTCAGGCCGAGGTAATTATAAAGATCAGACACCTCTTCTTTTGACTTGCCAGCGGTGACGGTTGCAAACTGTTTGACGACATCATCCAGACCGCGAATGGATCCGGTCAGTGGGTCAAACACTTCGACGCCGATATCTTTCCACTTGTCCCTGTTCTTGCTGACGCTCTGCAGAAACATCAACAAACCGGTTGGCTTTACCTCGTTGACGTTAAGGGTGGCAATAGCAGCATATAACTGCTCCATCGGAAGGCCGAGAGAATTGGCAATAGGCAGGAGCCTGCCGGTATATTCGACAAGGTCTTTGTAGTTGATCGCACCGGTTCCAACAATGGCAAACTGCTTGTCGTATACATCGCGGAGAGTAGCCTGGTCTATGGCAAGGTCAGAAGAATAATCAGCATATCTCTCATAGCTATCGATACCGCCCTTGATGATATCCATCATGGAGCCCATGCCGGTACTGGCGGCAGTAGCCGCCTCAGCAAGTAGCGCCGTATAATGCGACGCCGGAACTCCCTCAGCGTGAATGGCGGCCAATCCATCAAAAAGCTCTTTATAGGTCAGAGGATTTACATTGGCGATATCGCGCAACTGACTGCCAATGGTGGCAATTTCGCCGCGATCAAGATTAAGCGTGCCGCGCAGTTTATTGATTCCGCTGTCAAAGCTGTAAGCGGCGCCGGCGGCGGCCCCAAGAACGGTCGCAGCGGCACTCAGGGCGATGCCAACCGGGCTTGCCATCGACACGGCGCCGGCAAGGTCGGTAAACTTCCCTTTGATACCGCCGAGGGTAGTGTTGATTTTGTCTTCGCCCTCAATGCCGATATAGGCGATGATATCGTTCACGCCGCTTATAATTTTTTTGCCGTCGTCGGCCATTATCCCAGCACCTTTACAATGGTCCCGTCTTTACGGGTGAATGTATGCTTGACGATCCGGCCCTCGTGGTACTCCGGCACATCATCGTTATCGGCAAATATCCGCTCTACTTTAGCGCCCAGCGACCGGCAAACTGATGTGCCGTGGACATTCAAGAGCGCCTTGATATATTTTGAGAATTGCATGACCATCTGGGTCTGTCGTCTCTCGCTGTCGTCTATACTTGTGATGGATTCTATCAAGAGCGCGGCGCGGTATTCGTTGTCAAGGTCATCAATAAGCTGCGGGTCAAACGGCCCACGGTATCTGTACCGCCGGGCGAGCGCTTCCTGCAGCAACCAGTCGCCGGTCTCTATTCGTTTTTTACTTCAGCGGTCACCTCTTCGCGCGTCTTGAATAGCTCGGTCCACTTGCCCAGCACGTAGGCTTCAAGCTCTACGTCATCGCGCAGCATGTCCAGGAATGCGCGCTTCTCCTCCAGCGTCGGGAACAGCTCCTCGCCCTGCTCGCCCCGGATCAGAGCCGGGATCAGGTTGTAGACCGATTGCATGGTGGATTGGTGCTGCGCGTACTGCTCGGCCAGATCGGCCGGCTTCTTCTGCCCGGAGGTCTTGGCCAGCGCCTCAAGCGCGGTCCATTCGGCTTCGTTGATCGGCTTGCCTACAAGCCCCAAGTCTGAGGCCTCAGCATAAGCTATACGATATATTTTTTCCTGAATGTCTACGATCTTGTGCCGATTCGGGAAGTGTAGCCAGCACTTCTGCCCGGAGAGTTCCATCTCGACGCGCAGCGGCGCGCGGGCATTGGCTTTGCGGAGGATGTCGATAAATCGGTCAGGCTGCGGAACTTGTCTCATCGGATTTCCCTTTCTTGTCTACCAGCTCGAACACTTTCTTTTTCAGCGCTATGTGTTCGATGCGCAGCGCCCGCACGTCAACTTTCAGATCGCCGGAGTGCAGCGCCCGGAGGGCTGAGTCAAACACGGCGGCGTCAAAATGGCAATACACAATCCCGCCGTCAATTTCGAGGCGGTCAGCCTGGCGGCCGCCGGCTATTTGCAAGCCGGCAGCCACATACAGGTCAGAGGTGCGGAACATCAAGCAACCGCGTAGAGGTAGAACACTTCGATCTCGGTAGAGGCCGCCGGGGCGGTCGTGAAGGTCAGCGTGGTGCCAGTGACAGAGATTCCGCTCTTCTGGCGCACGCCATAATCCTGCGTCGATGTTTTGACCTTGCAGAAGATCAGGTTGTCCAGCACAAAGTCCGAGCAGTCGGCCACACCAGCGCTCACATCGGTCACCGGCAGCGGGGTCTGGCTCAGGGTGAAGGCGGTGGTGGATCCATCGCCAGAGAACTTGTCATAGACCGGCTGCGCCGAGTCATCCACGTATAGCGGCGCGTGGTTGGAGTAGAACGGGATGGTGATGATGTTGTTATCGTTATTGGACTGGAAGTTGAACTCTTTGAGCTTCAAATCCTGAAAGATCATCGAGCCGACCACGGTGGAGTTGTCGCTCTGGCGGTAAATCTGTTCCCAGGTGATCAGCGGCCAATCCTCGAACACCAGCGGCAGGGCGTAATAGCCGGCGGCCTGCGCAAAAGTGGTGTTGGTGATGGCAGCCAGAAAGGCCGGCACGTTGGCGGCGAACATCTGCACGTCGATTGTGTATTCCGGGAAAAACTTCATGCTGTAACGCTCGCCGCCGCCCTGCTGAAAAGCCTCGTAGGTCTTTTTCCATGTGACGGCACCGGGCGTCACCTGCTGCACGCCATAGACGTTGGCCGGAGCGATGCCGGTGGCGACAGAGGCCGCATGCAGCCAGTAACGGTGCAGGGTGTTTTCTCCGTCCACGTAGACGGTCGAGGCCGGCGCGCCGAGTTGATCAGTTCTTGCCATTTTTAGGTACTCCTCAGTTTCGGATGGTTAGAATAAATTCGGTCCTGAACTCTTTCAAGTCCGTCGTTGCAATCTCTCTTGGCCCAACAATGGATATTACGTTGACGCCCATATCAATCAAGTCTTTCGACGTATAAGTTGTAGAGCCGAGGGTAATAGTAATCTTGGTGGTATCATGGCTCGTCTTTTTGTCGCGGAAGAAGTTTAATAGCTGTGAGCCTATGATGTTTATTTCCTGCGTGCCTCCGGTCTTGCGGTCGTCCCAGCAGCCGACGATCATCTCCCACACGCCGGAGGACATTGCGCCCTGCTGCACGGTGCGGGCGATCATCGTTGGCGGCTCGACGTATATCACCGGCTTGGCCAGATTATTCAACACATCAGACTCAGGCCAGCCGAGTATAGCCGTCCAGCTTGTCCATGGTGAGGCAGTTGATACTTTAGCGGCGATGACCGCATGCACTACCCGCTGGATGTCCTCAATCTCATAGCCCGCGCGCACGCTCATTGCCCAGCCCTCCGTATAGCGAGCTTGCAGTTGTTACTAAACCGGCGCAGGATAGCCTCCTTTTTCATCTTGACGGCATCGCCCAAAAACCGGCGCGGCTTGACGTACTTGGTGCCGTCATGGACATAGGCCGCATAGTTGGCAGTATTGCTGTCGGCGTAGACTGCGCCCAGTTCGGGCTTCATGCGGCGCTGCTTGAGCGAGCGCGCAAGGTTGCCGGTGATGCGCGGGATGGGCATTTGCCCGGTCATCGGCCCGCGTTCGCCTATCTGGTAGTGCGGACCTGTCAGGTTCTTGACCGCCTCTTCATGCAAGGATTGCATGCCAAAGTCCACGCTTTTCTTGACTGCATCGGCCAGCGCAGCTTTTACCCGTGCGTTCTTGGCCACCCAGCCACTCATGTCGAATGTGACGCTCATGCGATCCTCTTTAACAGCGCCCACTGCCCAATATTGGCGCCGACGGCCAGATCGAACACATGCCGGACCAGATAGTCCTTGCCATCATAGGTGACCTTGTCTTTGCGCTCAGCCATGCCGGACATGGAGAAGGCTGTGCCGTCTGATTTGACCGGCGAGAACATCATATAATCTTTTTCGTCCAGCTCACCAATCTCGGATAGCTTTTCGGCAAGGCGCGGAATATCGTCGCGCACCGCAGAGACCGGATGGAAAAATGCATGCACGGTGGTCACCGTGGTAGTGCGCGATATCAGCCCGGTGCCGTTGCAGGCGTCCGCGCTGGAGTTGACCCGGTGCCAGTCCGCCGAATACGATGGATTAGCGCTGTCTCGACTGGTCATGCACGGGCAGGCGGTGCCGGTGATCACCGTGATGGTAGCCGATGGCGCATAGCGGGCCACATCGGCCAGATGGCGGGCGGCGTCGCTCACTTGGCCACCTCGACCAGATCCAGCCCGTAATCGTTCAGGCCCTCGGGCAGGTAGTCATCTTCGGCGGTAGCGTCGTCATAGCCTGAGCGGGTACCAAAGAACATCGAATTGTTAATTGCAGAGGAAAGAAGGCCGAGACATTCATCAATCTCACCCTTTAACACTTTCACAATCTCAGCCTTCTCCCCTGCGGCTATGGGCCTTACCTCGATCGGTCCGGACTTGACACCCCTGACCGGAGCGGACGCCACAACACGGATGCACACCCAGGCGATTTCAGCGGCCTTGGCCAGAGCCGCATCCTGCGCGGAAAGCGAGGCGTAGGTCACGCCTTTTGCGGCCAGCCAAGCGTCACCGGCCGGGATAAATGCAGCCGAGGCCAGCGCGGTATCAGAAATGTCAACGCTGGTCAGTGTAGAGAGCCGGTAACGTACTTCATCGCCTGTGATGTTTGCCATCTTTACAGCCCATATTTTTGCAAGATGTTATTGACGTGACCGCTCTTGAGCGCCCGCAGTTCAGCGGCTAAATTAGCCAGAGCCTCCTGGACCTCAAGCTGCTTGTGTTCGAGGCCGTTGGCGTGTACCGTCATATCGGCCAGGGCGGCTTTGATCGCGCCGTCGTTATAATTTGAGCGCTGGCCCAGATAATATCCAGCGCTCAGAAGCAGGACACCACGATCAGAACAAGAAGAGACGTTGACAAGCTTACCCAGCATGTGAAGGCCCTTTCTGGATTTGCAGTCTACTTGACCGTTGCGGTATCTGCCGGGCACCAGAACACTGTGCCGGCCACGGTGATCTTGAGCCAGCGCACAACGCCGCCGCCGGTCTTGAATGTATCGATGGCGGTGGCCACTTCTCCAGCTGCGCCTACCTGCAGCCCTGAAGATGTAGCGATACCAACGTCCCAGCCGGTGCCGATCGAGATCGCCGTCTCGGTGGCCTCGGCATCGCCGGTGATATTGGCGATATCCAGGACCTTGATGACATTGGACGAGCCGGTGTGATTGGCGTTGGTGACGTTGATGTCAAAGAGAGTAAAGTCATCCGAGCCGTTCATCACCCCAAGCGTGCCGGTATAATCCCACGGATTGGCCGAACCGCCGGCGGCATTAACGCCAGTGTAGTTGGTGGCGCCGCTTACGGTTGCCGTGCCGCTGATCGTTGGGCTGGTCAGCGTCGGGCTGGCAAGCGTCTTGTACGTGAAAGTCATCGTGCCGTTTTTGATGTAATCCAGTTCTTTCTTCCAGGTCGTGCGCGGCGGGCGCGGGTTGGCGGACTGGGCGAAGATCTGGACTGCAAACAGCAGCACAAGGACCAGAACGATATATTTTTTCACTTTTTGCCTCCACGTTTAGCCCGAGCGGCCAGCGGCGCGAGGCCGTCGTCCTTGATATCGGGCACGGGTTCCGGTTCGCCCTGCACGGCCATCTCACCGATGAGCACAAAGTCACCGTCCATGATCATCATGCGCCAGAACGCATTGTTCGGCACCTCAAACACACGGTCAGGATCTTTGGCAAAATCGGCTTTTGACACTTCCACCCGCGCCTCAGCGTCAAAGCGTAGGACCGGATGTGCAGCGCGTACCTTGAGAGTTGTTTGCACCATTTCTTTCTCCCGAATCAAGCGGCGGGGCCACTTACAGCCCCGCCGTCAATTCTTTAGTGCGTGATATCCAGAGCGGCAATGCCCTTCTGGTCGATGATCGAGAATATGCCCCAGGTGGAAACCACGGTCTCAACCTGCTGCTTGTTGATGATCCGGTCGGTCTCGGTCATCAGAGCGCCGTCGTTGGTCACATACTGACCGGTACGGGCGGCGTCGATGCCGAGCAGATAGTCGGAGGTCAGGACCGAGCGATCCCATTCGTAGCCGTTAGGCATCGGGATGGAGGTCGCGGCCCACTGGGTCGGAGGGTTGCTCATATCACTGAGCATGTCCCAGACCTTCTGGATCTGCGCCTTGGTGGCGACGTAACGGTCGACCGCATAGGGCAGCGGCAACTCGGTGGCAAAGTTGATGAAATCGGCCTTGGTGATGGTGCCTGAGGTGCCGGTCTCAACGACATAGGTGGCCGAGAGGCCATTGGAGTTGCCGTCGCCGTTGAGCAGGGTATAGATGAAATCATCGGTGGAGTCAATGCCGAGCTGCTCGCCGATCCGGCGCAGTACAGCCGAGTACAGCGCCAGCGGGGTGTTGTAGATGGCCTGGTAGTCCAGGAGGAACGACCGCCAGAACTTCTGCAGGTTGACGCTCTTGGCGCCCACTTTGATTTTCATCTGCGGTGCCATGTCATTGCGGCCGGACAGTGAGAGCTGGCGATCATCTTCGCCCTCTTCGAGGTAGATTTTCTTGAACTCGAAAGAGTTGGAGATGACGACCCGCTCGATGCCCATGCGCTCGACCAGCGAAGCCTGCAGCGCGGAGGCGTAGATGGTGCGGCTGACAAACTCAGGAAACAGCACAGCAGAGTCGGCATTCTGGAAGAACTTGCCGACGCTGTCGGTGACCGAGCCAAAAGCCTGGATGCCGAACTGCTTGAGGGCGATATCGAACGCATCGGGAGCGATCTCTTTGCCCTGCGCGGCCAGCATCTTCTTGTAGGCCATGCGCTCGCGGTTGCCCATCCCGAGGTACGGGGTCGGGGCAAAGCCCTTTTCGACGATATGATCTTCAAGCCAGGTGGAGAGGGTCTTGCCCTGTGCCAGGGCTTCGCCGTACATCCCGGCTTCAAGTTTCAGTGTATCCATTTTGTATCTCCTTTGTATAGCCGGGGTTAGAAAAGCACGTCCACCGTGACATTGGTGGTGTTCTTGGCGATGACCGCGCCGAAACCGCCGGTGCCGCCGTCATCGACCGAATCATAGTCCGAGTTGTGGATGATCACCGAATCCTGCAGTGCGATGGTGCCCTCATAGGGCAGGGTCTTGATGCAGGTCGGCTGATGCGAAACGCTGTTCTGATCGGTGTAGTGGAAGAGGCGCACGCCCAGCTTGTAGGAGCCATTGACCTTATCCCAGCTTAGGACCTCGCCGTCCGGGATGGCGTCCTCTGCAGCCGAGGTCACTTCGTAGTTGACGGCGAAGGTCAGCGTGACCAGCTTTCCGACCGGAGTGGTGCCAGCCGCGATCAGAGCGTCAAGCTCGGTCTTGAAGGTGGAATCGGGCACGCAGGCGATATCGAGGAAGTACCCGCGATCACCGTTGCCCAGGGTTCTCAGTGTTGCCATTTTCAATCTCCTTGATTGTTGGTGTTGTGATTACAGAAGCGATCCGGCACCGGCCGGCTTGTTTTCTTTCTTTTCCTCTTTGGCCTCGGGCAGCTTCCCGGCGGGCGGGTTGCGGTCGGACCACACGGTCTTGTACTCTTCCAGACGGACCTCAAGCTCGCCGTCAGGCATGGCAGTCATGGCAGCCTTGCGCTCTTCGACCTTCTCGGGCGCGATCAGACCACAGAGGGCGCCGTACTTGACCACCTCGGCCACAAGCGCGTCATGGGTGGCGTTGGCCTTGGCGACAAGCGCCTTTACCGCTTCCATATCCTCGCAGCCAGCGGCAGCCTTGAACTCGGCCAATGTTTTTTCAGCGGCGACGGCCTTGGCCTCGGCCTCGGCGACCTTGGCTTCGATGGCCTCAACCATGGCGGCCTTGGTTTCCTCGGTGAGCTCGAACTCGCCCAGGGTCTTAAATTCTACTTTCATCATTTCAACCTCATCGTTTTTAGGTTCATCTTCGGTGCCATCAAAATCCTTGCGGGTGCGGGCGCCGTACTGACTGCCCAGGAATACAAAGGACTGCTCCAGCGCCTCGGCGTCCTGGTCCTTGGTGTTGCGGTATTCTCGCCAGGCCACCTTGTCGTCATTCTTGACCTCCACCCGCTCGGGCGCGCGGAAGCCGATGGACATATCTTGCACAATCCCGGCATCGACCATCTGCACCATCGGGTCATCGGCCAGCATGTAGTATTTGGTCACCAGCCAGTAAATGCCGCCATCAGTCTCTGCGACCTTGGCCAGGTGCTTGCTCAGGCCCTTCTCCGGGTTCGGGCCGATCATAGAGAGCGTCTCCTCGATGGTGGCCTTTTCCAGCTTGGCGTCAAAGACGCGGCCGGACCCGAGAGCGCCCCAGTTGTGGCCGGTCAACACGGACTTGCCGACAATCGAGCGTGCGAAGCTCTTGAGCACGTCCTTGGAGAAGCGCTCACCATCGCGGTCGATGAAGTTGTGGGCAAGCTGGGACTCGAAAACCCTGACCTGCTCAGGCTCGAACTTGTCCGGGTTGACCATCAGCCCCTTGATCTTCTCCCATTCGGTGTCGGCCATGCCGGCGGCCTTGGTGGTGCCGGTGTGTAGCTGCTTGTACTTGGTTTCCATGGTCTCCTCAAAACAAAAAAGCCCTGCCCGGATAGTGTTATCCGAACAGGGCTTCAAAGCCTCAATATGTATATATCAGCCGACGGCCTTCAACCGCTCGCCGTTGACAAACTGTTTATCTGCGATTACGACGAAACGTAGCTCGTTCAGGTGGTTGCAGTGCGGGCACTTCACCGTCAGGGTCCCGGTCAATTTCAGGCAATCCATCAACCGGCGCTTGCACTTCTGGCAACGGATCTGGCTCTGCATCCTTGACCTCTTTGACTACGTTCAGGCCGACGGCGAAGCGCTGCACCTGCTTGCCGATACTCTCGGCGCAGCCGTGCTTGTCGCCCTTGCAATAGCATGTACCACATTTAGCACAAAACGGCATACTGCCTCCTACTGATAGATTATTGCAAATTTAATGCCACAACAGCCCTATGCCCTGGTAAATATCTATGCGTGTTTTGCACCCGGGCAGGCTGTCGAAGAATGCGCCCACGCTGGCACGTTCCCACAAAATATCATGGAAGCCGACCGCCACACGGGCAAGCGGCGCGTATAACTCATAGTCACGAGCCACGCCTGAGGCCGAGTGGTCGGCGTCGATGAATACCAGATCAAACATGCCGCCTGCCATCTGCTTGAGCCGCACGACAGTGGACGCCTCCTGACTGTTGGCCACCAGCAGCCGGTCGCGCCTGCCGGCGTAGTCATGCTTGGGGCGCTGGTCGATGGTCCAGACCTCGGCATCCCATAGATCGGTAAACAATAGCGAGGTTCCTCCGGACCAGCCGCCGATCTCCAGCACCGTCGCTGGCTTGATCTGATTATACAGCCATTCAAGCTCGTCCGGGGTTTGCAGGGTTTCCACCATCTGCAGCACATGCCGGATGATGGCGCGCTCCCGGCTATCCGGCCCGCTCTCAGACCACTCGGCAAACTGCTTTTCCTGGATCTGCCTGCAGGTGCGGCCGGGGATGTCCTGTCCACAGACGCAAAAGAACTGGCCGACCGGATGGCAGACCTTTGCACCACATTTAGGGCAATTCGTGTATGGCACGTTGAAAGCTCACAATCTCGGAATCGGTCAACTGCTGTGCGTAAAATACCGGCTTGGTGAAATCAATCGGCCGCTTGCGCCCATACCCGAACGGCCAGACAGTACAATTCAAACCGAACAGGTCCATCCATAGCTGCTCGGGCTTCTGGCTGTTGCCGTCCAGCAGGGCAAAACCGGAGTCCATCAGCCGGTAAATAAACGTCGGCAGGAAGTTGTGCCGCACCCAGACCAGGCTGCACTCAGCCCAGCCGGGATACATAGACCACTCTCCATAGCCAAAGCAGATCGGCTTGTCCTGCGCGAACTCCAGCACGGCAGGGATATTCTTGACCATGCAGTCCTGTTCGATGTAGAGCATGTCCATGCCGTTCTCGTAGGCATAGGCCGCGCCCATGGTGATGGAGCTGGCCCAGTCATGCCGATAGGAAAGCTCGACAGCCGGGCGGGCGGCGTAGATGAACTCGGCATTCTCCACGCCGTAAAGCTCTTTGGCTGATATGTCGCAGTTGGACATGTAGTAGACCAGCCGGTCAGGCTTGACCTGCTTGAGCACGCCGGGCGTCCAGAACTGCGCCATCCACAGCTCATCGTTTTGCAGCCTGGAGCGGGAGGCGTTATTGTGGCCGCTCTTGTGAGCGCACCATCCGGTAGATATACAAAGACTCATGCGAACGCCTCCTGTACCATAATGCTGACGCTCTGCTGATTGGACTCGCCGGCCATAAGATAGCGTATATTCCACGGCGGCGCCTTGGGCGTCCATCTAATGTCACGATAGCCCCAGGCGGCAACCTTGGCGCCGGCAGCGGCGGCCAGGTGCGCCACGCCGGAGTCCTTGCCGATAAATCCGCGCGAGTGCTGGCAGATCCATGCGATCTCTTCCACCTTGAGCTTGTTGCGCAGGTCGATAAATCCCGGCGGCAGGTCCTCAAGCTCAGTCGGCTGATCATTGCCGACCAGCACCACCGCGTCAAACTTGCCGGCCAGTATCCAGCGCTCCAGCAGCATGGTGAGCTTGAATACGATCATCGGCTCGGCGTTTTTAAACGGCGCCTTGCGCACGTTGCGAATATGAAAGACCATAAAGCGCTCGGGCAGTCCTAAAACCGGTTGCGGCTCAAACCACAGCGCAGGGTAGATGCCGGCTCTGGCGTACTCGGACGCCTCGTTCTCAAGATAGTAGCGCTGGATGCCATGATCGGGCGGCGGTATGAAGTTGGTCACGTTCGACCACCAGAACTTTACCGGATTATAACGGGCCATCTCCTGCTCCGGGTCGCACATATTCAAGAACACAACCTCCTCGTCCGGGTTGTCCTTGAGATACTCTTTGAATACCGGCTGGGCCACGACAATATCACCCAGCGCCGAGGACATCGGGCTGAACAGCGTTACCCCGCCGGGAATGTTGCGCTTGTAGCGCCGCTTGGCAATGACCGAGTAACAGATATTGCACTCCCAGCCGTGATCATCAAAATACGGCCGATCGGTCTCAGCATAGCTCACCGCCTGATGGCAGATGGCGCACTCAAATCTTGGCATAGCGTCCTGCTCTTTCTTGTTACGGGATACCCCGTATGATCTGACGTAGGTTGTCAATCTCTTCCCTCGTGTAGCCATTGCCCGGACCATACGGCTCGGGCCTTGTCCATGCCGGATTGTATCGCGGCGCCGTGTAAAGCGGGATGCGGATGCATAAGCAGTGCGGATGCGTGGAGGCGGCAGGCTCCGGCCCTTCGCCCACTTTCCAGACCTCGCCGTCGAACGCCGCACAAATGGCACAGGCGGTGGGCGCAGCCGACCACTTTTCATAGAGCGCACCGTTTGCGCGGGCCATCTGGTTAAACGCCTCATTGGCGGCAAGGGTGGACTCGGTGCGGGCGATGCGGTTCCAGTACCAGGCCAGCCCCTCACCGATCTCACGGTGCAGCCGGCGGGCGGCCTTTATCGGCCAGTCGCCGGCCTTGGCCATCTCGCGCAGGATCTTCTTGACGCGGGCCAGCCTGGAGAGCGCCAGCTCGGTGGTGATGCGGTCTCCTGCGGCCTTGCGCATGGCGCGGAAGTAGCGCGCGTCCGGGTCCGGCATAATGGCGGTGACCAGCGCAGGGTCAATCCCCTCGGGCAGGTTGTTGATAATCAGCCGCTTGATGTACTTGGCAGCGATGGCAAAGGCTTCCATCAGGTAGATGATATAGACGGCCAATTCTTCGCCCGCGCCCTTGGTCTCCCAATCGCTGCCCATAATCCGCTTGATAAAGCCATCCAGGATACGGTCAAGCTCCCGCTCCTGGTGCACGCCAAAAACAAACTGGCCGCCCGGCTGCTCCGTATTGGTAGCGTCAGCCTCACGAACCTCATCGATGCCCGGCAACTTCAAGGCGGCCAGCATGTCGGATTCCATCTCGGTCACTTCCTGCATCAGCGCGCGCCAGAAGCGCACCTGCAGTTCGCGCATTTCAGCCCAGCGGTGCTTGTGCGCGGCCAACTCCTGCTCGGCAAGCGACGGCTGCTTGTACCCACAGCAGGCGGCGACATCATGGCCCTCGCCATCCGGGACGATAAGCCCCAAGCGGTATGCGGCTTCTTTATTCACCGGCTACCCTCAATAACGCTATCTTGTCGCGCATCAAAGACCTGCGTTCGGCTTCCTGCCGTACCTGCTCGACCCGCGCCTCCCGGCTGATGGTCTGGCCATCCTCAATCCACCCGGCGCGCTCGGCCAGCCCCACCAGCGCCTCGGATACATCAAATCCGGCATTGAGTAGCTGCATCATCGCGGCCACCTCGGTGTTGATCGCCGTGGCGTGCTGCGCCTCGGCCTGCGCCTGCTGCACCTCGTCCATCAGGTTTACGTCATTCCACTCAATCTCAAACTGCGCCCCTGCATAGCCCTGCAGAATCAGACCGGTGCCGACCACCCGCTCGATGATGGGGTCGAGCAGCTCGCGCTCTGATTGGATCTCGGCCACCAGCATGTCAGATTGTTCCTTGCTCATGCGCTCAGTGGTAGACCATGACAGCCCGAACATATAGGGCGGCAGGCCGGTGCGTGCGACAATCTGTTCGAGGACAGACTTTAGTGGCACGCTGATATCCGGCATCTTATAGTTGCCGCCTAATATACTCACCTCGAATTTGCCGTCATGCGCCACCCCGAACGCCAGATCGGTCACCTTGCCAAGCTTGCGGGACTTCATCGCCTCGGTCAACTCTGTGACGTAGGTATTGACATTGGCCTTGACCGTCTCGGCTGTGTCGCGCTCGCCGGCAGTGTAGACGCCAAGGAACGTCGGGTCGCCGATGCGCCAGATGGCGTTGTCCATCGCCTTGTTGATGCGGGCCACAATCTCGGCCATAAAGGGGAGAGAGGAGAACATCGAAACGCCCTGCGGGTGTCCGTCGCGGAGGTCAAAAGCGAGGTAGTGGATGAGGTCCTGGTTCTCAAGTTTTATCGGCAGCAGTTGTCCGTCCAGCACTTGCACGATATCCAGCCGGCCGGTCTGCTCGTTGGGCGCAAAGCGGAACTCGTTGGCCCGCGCCACCTTGAGCCGGTCAACCGAGCGCATGAATACATCCGGCACCAGCTCGCCGACGCTGAATCCCTTGGCCAGCGTGGAGTCAATCATCTGCCGCAGCCATGTCGAGAGGCCGCGCCCGAACCAGCCCACCCGGACGTTCTCCACATACCAGTCGAGGAACTCCTGCGTGCGCTTGTCCTCGGCCACCAGCTTGAAATCACCGATCAGCCCGGCGCGCTTGATCACCGCCACATCCAGAATCGGCAGCACCGAGCGCATGGTGTCAAAAAGGTCAAGATTGCCCTTGAGGTCGATGTAGCCGGTGAGCGCAGATTTGAGCGGGTCGGCCCATGAGTCGCGCGTCTGTGATGCGTTGGCCCGGACCACTTGCGGCACATCCGGCGGGCGCCGGCGGCCAATTTGCAGATTAAACGGTAAATTCATAGTCCCTCGCGTTCAGCTTTTGCGGATACAGCCGCAAATGACATACCAAGATATAACGAATGAGTATAATGCGCATATCGCCGGGCATCCTGCAAGTGGTCCATCCACTTTACTGGCTCGTCGATGGTGTTGCCGTTCTTGTCCTCTTTCCATTTATAGCCGCCCAGTTCCTTGACGTCGTCCTGACTGTCCGGGTGTACGTATATGTGAACGCGCTTGCAGGCATCAATGCCGTCTTTTACGCTCTTGTCGGCTTCCCACACATTCCACCCGGCGCGGCGCATCTCCTCGATGCGGGCAGGTTCGGCACAGTCAGCATAAATATAGGCGCTCTTGTTGGGTATCAACTCCGGCAGCCGGGCCATCAAGTCGGTATTGGTCAGGCCGGTCTCATACAGCAGTTCACGCTCGTAGATGTCCCGGTCGCGATAGTTGACCTCCAGCAGCGCGGTCGGGTTGTTGAAGCCGAAGTCAAGACCGTATATCGTCTCATCGAACGATGCGGGCCACTCCTTGCAGACCTCCCAATTATGGTAGATCAGCCCCTCCAGCACGCCCCACTTGCCGAGGGCGTATATCTCGTATAGCACGCGGTCCTGGAACTGGAGGTTGTCGAGCACCTTGATGTACTGCCGGTCAATCCACGGGTTGTCCCGTGCGGTGGACTCATCGATCACGCAGCCCTCGACAGCCTGATCGAAGAACCGGCGCTTGAGCCAGTGGTTAGCGTCTATCGGGTTGAACGTCAAGAGCATCTGCTTGTAGGTGCCCAGCTCACCGCGCAGGCGCATGTCCAGCTGGTCAACCTCGCGCTCATCGGTCTCGGTGGCCTCCTCTATCCAGATAGA